CGGCGCGACGGTCACGATTGGCGATGCCCACGGCGGCGTTGTGGCGCTGGCCTCCGGAAACACCGACAACAACGAGGCATATCTCTACACCACGAAAGAAATCGTCAAGTTCCAAGCCGGGAAACCGTTTGCCGTTAAGGCGAGCGTGCAATATACGGAAAGCAACACCGACGATGCCAACGTGTTCTTCGGTGTGATCGACGCGGCTGGCGTGGCCAACACGCTGGTTGACAACGGCGGCGGACTGAAAACCACGGCCAGCGGTGCGGCATTCGTCAAGGTTGACGGCGGCACGAACTGGAAAATCTGGAACAGCATCAGTACCACGCAAAACACAGTGGAGCTGACTGCCGCGAATTCGCTCGACAAGACCGCGAAAACCGCTGGCGGTTCGACCGCGCAAGTTTTGGAAATTCATTGGAACCCGACCAGCAGCACGCAAGGATGGTTGAATTACATCATCGACGGCAACCTCGCTTACCGCGACCTCTTCACCTTCACAAACGCCACCGAAATGAACGTCGCGGCGGGCGTGAAGGCGGGCAGTGCGAACGGTGGCGAAACGGTCAACATCGACTACATCGCCTTTGAGGCGAAGGTCTAACTTTATTCGCCAGGGCACACAAGATTACTTTTTTTGGAGTGAATACAATGCGGGCTTTCGACAAGTACCACGACATTCGTTCGGCTATCAAGTCGTTCGGCACGGCCAAAGTTAGCGAAAGGCTCAAGGAAGAGCTTCGCAGTGGCCAGCGCAATCCGCAGGAATTCTCCATCGCCCGGTTGTTCGAGGCGACCGTGCCGCACGCCACCGAGATCATGCAGGCTTGGCGGCATGGCGACACGTTGAGCGTGACGGAAGCCGACTCGCTGGGAACCAGCGACTTCGCGCTACTCACGCAAAACATCGTGTTCGCTGAAATGATGAACGCGATGGAAAGCGAAGAGTACGTTTTCACCGGCCTTATCCCGTCGAAGCCCGCCCGGCACCGCCTGGGTGAAACCATGCCGCGCGTCGGTGGCTTTGGCGACGATGCCGAAGTGGTCAACGAGCGTCAAGAATACCCCGAACTGTCGCTGACCGAAGATTGGGTTCGCACGCCGCCGCCCGTCAAACGTGGTGGCAAGATCAGCCTGACCAAAGAAATCATCACGTTCGACCAAACCGGCCTCGTGCTGGAACAGGCCCGCGCGATTGGCGACACCATCGCCTACAACAAAGAAATCCGCGCGATTGACTGCGTGGTCGACGAAAACACCACGGCGCACCGCTATCGCTACAAAGACAACGCAGCGATTGCGACGTACAACGACAACAGCGGCACCCACACGTGGGACAACTTGGCCGCCAGCAACGGCCTCGCTGACTACACCGACCTGGACGCCGCGGAGCAGTTGCTCAACGCCATTCTGGACCCGATTACCGGACGCCCGGTTCTCGTGTCGGCCACCGACCTAGTGTGCTGCAAACAGGAGGAAGCGACCGCGAACTTCGTGCTGAATTCGATGGAAGTCCATGTTGCGGTTGGCGGCTACGCGACCAGCGGCAACCCGTCGATGCAAATCATTCAAAACCCGTGGAAGGGTCGCTATCAGTTGCGCACCAGCCGCCTGCTAGCCAGCCGCATGGCGACCGACACTAGCTGGTACTTGGGCAGCATTTCCAAAGCGTTCGCCTATATGGAAGTGTGGCCGGCCACCGTATCGCAAGCCCCGGCCAATTCGCACGACGAATTCAACCGCGACATTGTGACGCAATACAAGGTGAGCGAAATGGGCGCGTATGCGACGGTTGAGCCGCGCTACGTGGTCAAGAGCACCGCCTGATAAATCAAGTGGAGGGGCAATCTCCCGACTTGCATAACGCGAAAGAAAGTCATGGCCGAACCAGTGAAAGCGAAAGTTGATGCGGGGCTGCGTGGCACCGCGATGAAAGCGGTGGACCCGAAGGACGCGGCACCCGAAGCGCGGGAAGCGGTGGTCAAGGATGCGCTGCAGCGCAATGCACCCGAAGCCCACCAGCGCAACCCCGGCCCGACACACAAGTTTAAATTGACCTATCAGAGTTTCAGCGAAGTGATCGAGGTCGAGAATCGACACCCCGGACAAGCGGAGATCGACGCACGGGCTTTGTTTAACGACCGCATTAAAAAGCGGCCCGACCCGCGGCATGTTTCGGTGGAGCGTTTGTCGGCCTGAACGAATTGATTACAGCGAGCAACCAACGGGGCCGGGCTGTCACAGGCCCGGCCTTTTTTTATGTCCTTTAAGACCGACATTGCCGGAGACTTCGCCGCCGTCGTTGACGGGCTAGAGGAAGTAACACTAGCGCCGCCCGATGGGCTGCTAGGAGTGCAATCGGTCGAAGTGGAGTCGGCGTTAAGGCGTGCGGTAAGTAAGCGAGAAGCGGCGGCCAGCCAGGGCAAGTACACCACGAGCGATACCGCGTGGCACTTCCCGTTAAGCGCCGGCACGCCGTACTTGGGCGGCACGATTACCGATGGCGATGGTGGCGAGTGGCGGATTTTGGAGGCACACAAGGAAACGCTATCGGCCCGCTGGCGGTGCATCTGCCGTGAGTTGGCGATCATCGGCGGGCTGGATACCTACATCACGATTCAGAAGCGAACAGCGAGCAAGGCCAGCGACGGTTCGGCGGTTTATACGTGGGCGGTTTACAAGGTCAACATGCGGGCCCGCATCCAACAGGAAGCGGCGCAGCGAGAGAAGGAGCGCGAGCAGCGAACAAGCCGCATCACGGGCACCGTGTTTTTTGCGGAGCAAGTGCTGCTTGGCGAGCAATACCGCATTGTGGCGCAGGATGGGACCGTGTGGGAGATTACCGGCGATTCGCAGCGTGATTCGATTACTGGACTTTACACCGTGAGCGTGGAGCGGAATACGTGAGCGTGCGCATTACATGGCATGGCGAAGAACTGAAGCGAGCGGTGCAAGCCGCTAGTGCTGAAGGGCTGATTCGCGCCGGCACGTTCTTGCATACCGCGGCACGGTCGGCGGTCAATAAAAGCAACCCGCGCACACGCAGCAACAAGCAGATACGAGCGAAGGGCGGAAAGCTGGTACGCAGCAAGGTCAAAGGCTACTTCTCGCCAAGCAAGCCGGGCGAGCCGCCGCGTGCGCGTACCGGGCACGGCCGCGACGGCGTTGTGTTTGAGTTCAACGATAACCGATTGGCTCCCGCCGTGCGCGTCGGTGTGCGACGGAACGCCATTTACATGTACTATCTGGAAATGGGCACGAATGTTATTTCGCCGCGCCCGTGGCTTGTCGCCACGATGATGAAGAATCGGCAAACGCTGGCCCTACTCGCTGCCACCGGCGGCAAGGGAAAGATACCGAACACGTAATGAGCGTAGAGCAAGCCATCCACGAGCATTGGTCGCACTGGAAACCGCTAACGGACCTGGTGCCGTCAGCTCGTGTCTGGACTGCAGACGTGCCAGAAGCAACGGCGAAGCCATACGTTTCATTGCGCACCAGCGACAAGCAGCAAGTGACGCGCACGAGTGCGGGCAACATCATCATCAACGGCGTTTTGATGTTTCAGTTAGTGGCCGGAACTTTGAGCGAGGTCAAGGAAATCGGAGCGGAGATTTTATCGCACTTCAACCGGGCGGGCTTCGATTGGTCGCGTGGCAAGGTACTCGATATGAGGCCGGGGCCGGACAACTACGAAGAGGCGATGGACGGCGAAGCGGGCGCAGTTTGGCTAGGAACCGTCGATTTTGATTATCGACTTTTGCAAAACACAGGAACCTAAAACATGGCCGACACCTTAACGCTCAACGTCAAAGCAACCTGCGATTGGTCGCTGATCGAAGCACTCGATTTGGCCAACGTGGTCGATGCTTCGAGCGTCACGTATTCCGATTCACTGACCGATGGCACCACGGCGGGGCTGGCCGACGTGATTTGGCACGATACACGGGCGCTGGCGGCCACAACCAACGACGATTTGGACCTGACCGCACTTACACAAAGTATTTACGGTTCGACCGTCACCAAGACGTTCGCCAAGGTGCGCGGGCTGTTGATTATCAATCTTTCGACCACGGCTGGCGACGATTTGGAGATCGGCGGCAGCGGTGGCAACGAGTGGAACGTGCCGTTCGGCGCAACCGGCGACAAGATCGAAGTGCGGGCCAATGGCACGCTATTGCTGGCCGCACCGGAGGATGGCTACGCCGTGACGAATTCATCGGCCGACATTCTGCGTATCCGCAATCCAGGCGCGAACACCATCAACTACAAAATTGTTATCTGGGGCACCAGCGCGTAACTAACCTTTTCATGGAGCGATAAATCATGGGCACGCCATTCAGCGGCAAGAACGGCAAAGTACGCATCGTCAATACCGACGTTGCCGACGTGTTGAAGTGGACTTGGAATCAAACCAGCAATAACCCCAGCTACGCCAGCAACAGCACGGCGGGGCACAAAAAGCGGGTGCTGGGCGTGAAGGACGGCACCGGCACGATTGAGTTCCTGCGCGACAGCGCCGCCGCGCAAATCATCAACGTGGGCGAGAGCGTGACGCTCTTGCTGTACGAGGATGGCACGAAAAACCACAGCGTGCCGGCGGTGATCGACAGCCTTAGCGAAGCCGTGGACGTTGACAACGGCGACCTGGTGCGCATGACGGCGAACTTCTCGCAGAACGGCGCGCCGACTTTGGCTACCTACCCATAGGAGTTTGATTCGTGGATGCACTGCTCGAACTTACGCCGGTGCGCACCGCTTTCGAGGTGCGCGGCAAAACGTACTACTTGTCGCCGCTGCGCGTCAACGATTGGGCCGAAGCGGGCGCAGTCGTGCAGGCCCGCAAAGCCAAGCCGCTGGACCTAGCCAAAGAGCAGTTGCCGCGGCTGGCCGATGCCGACCGGCGGGCACTGCTTGAATTGGCGTTCGACGCGGAGCGATGGCCGTTCCCGGCGCACTACGAAATTCTCCGCTGGTTCGCCACACCCGAAGGGAAGCGGTTTGAAACGTGGTTGATGCTGCGTCGCAATCATCCCGAAATCACTTTGGAAGGCACCGAAGTTTTGATGGAGCAAGCACAGGCCGAAGCGATCGAGGAAGCGCGAGTCGTGGCGCGGCAGGATGTACCTGCGGGAAATTCGGTGAGTCGGACGGTGAGCCAAGCGACGGCCGACGTAGAGCAACACCTTGGCGAGCAATCTTCCGCGGCTTGAGTGAGGCATACGGCTGGACGCCGCAACAGATTGGCGAAATGACGATGGGGCAGGTGCTTACCTACTGGTGCGAACTGCCCGACAAAGGCGCGACGAAAAAGGTAGAACCGGGGCAAGGTGCGTCGATACGCGAGCGGTTCAGGGCGCGGCGTGATGCGTGGATTGATAACGCAATGCGGCGATTACTTTAGGTGGTGTGATGGCGTTCAAGCTCGCCGAAGCATACGTTGAAATGAAGTCTAACACCGACCCGGTTATCGCGGGCATCGGTCGCGTGGAATCTTCGCTTAAAACGGCGACGGATAAGCTGAAGGGTTTTGATACGCTGTTGAAAATTTCGCTGGGTGTGGGGGCGGGCAATCTTCTAACCGGCCTTGGCCAAACACTGGTAAGCAGCGTTGTGGCTGGCCTGAACGACGCAAACAGTTTTGCAGAGGGTTTTCTCTCCACGTTGATGGGAATGCCAACACCCACCCAGCAGGCAGCGCAGGCTGCCGAAGAGTTAAGGCAGAAATGGGAAGGCGTGGCCAGCGCAGCCGAGCGAGCGAAAGAGGCGGCAGAAAAGGGATTTAATTCAACAGAGTTTGCCGCCGCGCAAGCTGGGCTGAAAAATGAGCTAGTGCCATTACGCGAGCAAGCGCAAACGATCATGGGGCAGAATGCCGATTTCGGAATT